GGTCGCCAAGGTCATGCGTGAGTACAAAGCTGGCAAGCTCAAAAGCTCCAGTGGCGACAAGGTAACCAACCAAAAGCAGGCTGTGGCTATTGCCATGTCTGAAGCTGGCATGAAACAGAAGAGCAAATAATGGCAACCCTGTTAGTTAATCGTGAGTCACAAAACCAGAAGGCACAGTTTGTTGCGCTGACCCACAAGAACAACGATGGTGAGCAAGTAATTGCTGGCGCTGATGCGCCTGTGATCATGGTTGACGTTAACCACCAGCGCAACCATGATGGCAGAGCATTCTTTGCGTACAAGGTTGCACCAGATTCTGCTCCACTGGCAGCCAATGCAAGCATCAACATTGTGTTGGCTTCACCATCTGGCGTATTTCCACATTTGACTGTAGAAGCAATGTGTCTTGGTGACGCAGAGTTGTACATCTACGAAGGCGCATCTACCACTGGCGGCACAGCATTCACGCCAATCAACCGCAACCGCAACTACGCCGTCAGCAATCCAAGCCAAGTAGCAATGGTGATCAACCCAACAGTTACATCAGTTGGTACAGAGATTGATGCACAGATTCTGCCTGGCGGTTCTGGCAAGAAGTCTGGTGGTGGTACTGCTGGCTCACTGGAATATGTACTGAAGCCATTGACGAACTACTTGTTCCGTTTGACAAACGTGAATGGCACAAGTCATGCCGCATCTATGACATTGGAATGGTACGAATAAAGGGAAATCATGGAATACGATAAAAAAGCACCAGGCGGTATGCGCCTCAGTCCTGAGCAAATCTTGAAGCGCCAGCAAATAGCGCAGACAAAGAAGGACGAATTCCAACAACTCTATCAAGATGCATATGAGTTTGCCTTGCCCCAGCGCCAGCTATACGGTGTGTGGGAAGGCGGCTCTGTTGGCTCCAAGAAGATGCAGCGTGTTTTTGACTCTACTGCTATCAACTCTACCCAGCGTTTTGCCAACCGTTTGCAGTCTGTCGTGTTTCCACCTCAGCGCAAGTGGGCCAAGCTAGAAGCTGGTAGCCAGATTCCGTTTGAAAAGAAAGCTCAGGCTCAGGCCATCTTTGATCAGTACTCAGATGAGATGTTCACCGTCCTCAAGCAGTCAAACTTTGACATTGCCATTGGTGAATTCTTGCTGGACTTGGCTGTGGGTACGGCCTGCATGATGGTTCAGCCTGGTGACGATGTCAACCCAATCAACTTCATCCCTGTGCCACTGTTCTTGGTGAGCTACGAAGAGGGTGCAAATGGTCAGGTGGACAACGTCTACCGCCGTATGCGTATGAAGGGCGAGGCTATCCAGCGCCAGTGGCCTGATGCCGAGATCCCAGAAGAGATGGCTAGACGCATTGAGAACAAGCCAACAGATGAGATCGAGCTGTTGGAGGCCACCATCTATGACGCAAACCGTGGTGACTATTGCTACCATGTGATTGACCGTGTCAGCAAGAACGAGATTGTTTACCGCCGCCGCAAGATGTCGCCATGGGTAATCAGCCGCTACATGAAGGTGGCTGGTGAGATCTATGGTCGTGGGCCATTGATTACTGCCCTGCCCGACATCAAGACGCTGAACAAGACCAAAGAGTTGTTGCTCAAGAACGCATCCTTGGCTGTGGCTGGTGTATATACAGCGGCAGACGATGGTGTGTTAAACCCCAACACTGTCAAGATTGTCCCTGGTGCGATCATCCCAGTGGCTCGAAATGGTGGGCCACAAGGCGCTGCCCTGCAACCATTGCCCCGATCAGGTGACTTTAACGTCAGCCAGTTGATCATCAATGACATGGTGCAGAACATCAAGCGCATCTTGCTGGATGAATCCTTGCCGCCAGACAACATGAGCGCCAGATCTGCCACTGAGATCGTGGAACGCATGAAAGAACTGGCTCAGAACTTGGGTTCAGCCTTTGGTCGTCTGATCAATGAAACCATGATCCCGCTGGTTGCCAAGATCCTAGAGGTCATGGACGAGCGTGGACTGATCGACATGCCTTTGCGGGTCAATGGGCTGGAGGTCAAGGTCGTGCCTGTGGCTCCATTGGCTATGGCGCAGAACATGGAAGAGGTCAACGCCATCATGCAGTTCATGCAGATCGCCCAAGGACTGGGTACAGATGGTCAGTTGGCTATCAAGAACGATGTGCTGGTGGACTACTTGGCTGACAAGCTGGGTGTGCCAGCGGCTGTCAGGAACACAGCGGCTGAACGTGCTGTGCTGATGGAAGACATGCAAGCCCAGCAGATGCAACAGGCTATGGCTATGCAACAACAGATGGCAATGCAAGCCCAAGGCGCACTGCCAGCACCCGAAGGAGCTATGTAATGGACTACGGCAACCGACCAGATGGAGCGCCAAAGGGTAAAGGGTTCTTTGGCGAACTGAAGCGACCAGACGGAAATGTCTCAACAGAGATATCCGTTGGTGTTGGCATCAATGGCAAAGAGATGGAAATTCCTTTGATTGTTCCATCTTTGAACAAAAAAGAACTGGACTACTTGCTCAAGACCGATGTGGAGTCAAAGAGCTTTTTCCAGAACATGCCACCGTCAATCATGGACAAGGCATATGAACATGCCACAACAAGGTTAAAGATTGGCAAGTCTCCGTTTGCTGACGAGTCTGAGGTTGCCGAACCTCCCGCCAAATGAGCTGGGAAGAACTAGAGGCCATAGGCCAGCCTACCGATGTCAGGGAAGTCGAACAAAAGAGGGAAGACCTTGCCAGACTTACCCTGCGTGTCTTTGGCACTGAAGACGGCTTAAAGCTGCTCCAGTGGCTCAAGGATATGTATGTGAATGTGCCTGTCGCCGTGCCAGGTACTGACTCTTCACACGCCTATTTTGCCGAAGGGCAGAGGACGGTGGTGAGGGAAATTGAAGCACGAATTAACCTAGCGAGGAAAATTTGACCACTGAAGCAACAACTGACCAACCCGCATCCAGCGGCCTATTGGACAATGTGCAAGTGACTGATGAAAGCACTCCATCAAACCCACAAGCCGTAGAGATTAACCACCGATCTGACACCACTGCGGCAACCAGTACAGCCCCTACAGGCGGTGATGAACCCCTAGAGCGGCCTGACTTCTGGCCTGAGAACTTCTGGAAGAAAGACTCCAACGAGCCTGATCTGGAAGGCATTGCCAAAAGCTGGTCAGACTTGCGTAAGCAAATCAGCCAAGGCAAGCACAAAGCGCCAGCAGATGGAAAGTACGATACCAAAGCCTTTGGCGACAATGCTGAAGACAACCCCATGGCTAGTACCCTGACCAACTGGGCAAAGGAAAACGGCCTATCCCAAGCGGCATTTGACGATCTGGTGGGCAACCTACAGACTCAGGCTCAAGAGATCATGGGCGGTGACATGGTAGACCCAGCACAGGAACTTAAAGCTCTTGGCCCCAATGGGAAAGCCATGGTGGACGGCATGGTGAACTGGGCTAGAGGCTTGGTTAACAAGGGAGTCTGGTCACCAGATGACTTTGAAGAGTTCAAGATCATGGGTGGTACAGCTAGGGGTATCCGTGCCTTAATGAAGGTTCGGGAGTCTTACGAAGGTCGAATCCCAATTGATTCAGCCCCCCTGCCTGGTTCGGCTTCTAAGGATGAGTTGTACCAAATGGTGCAAGATCCTAAGTACAAGACTGATCCTGCCTACCGCCAGAAGGTCGAAAAGATGTTCCAAGCAACATTCCGATAAGATCTCCAAGGCAAGCAGTTGCCCTTTGCCCCTACTTGCGTGGGGGCTTTTTTTCGCCTATACTCCAAACCGTTGTCGTAGTGGTCAACAGTATTTAAAGCCATTTACTCATGCCTCGCCCCTGTTTTGGGGAACCACTACGGGGCAGCAGTAAGTGGCTTTTTTATTGCCTATACGTCATCCGTACTCCAGACGATACCAGTGGGTCTGCATGGACTGCTTGGAAGAAAACACAGGGCTTGGATACACCCCCAAGATAACCCTACTAGCCTGTCAGCGAGGGACTAGGGTAGATATTGGTACATGGGTGGGACAAGCCAATATCGGATGAATCGCTGCCTCAAGGGTACTCTGGCTAGAGCATTAATCTATGCTCCCTGCGGGAGAGGGATGGAGTCAATGGCTACCACCCTTGGGGAAGCTATGCCTAAATAAATGTTGACACACTGGAAAAAGTGATATATATAATGTAAGCATAGGCATATCTGGCAACAGACCCTTAACCGCAGTGGATGCTGTAGATTGGCTGGCTTAACCAGCAAGCATTCGGCCCTGACTCTCAGGCTTACCGTGGCGAGAACCCTGATCAATTAACTAAACGAGGTATCCAAATGAGCGTTTCTCTTTCCAACGCCTTTGTTACTCTGTTCGATGCGGAAGTCAAGCAAGCCTACCAAGGTAAGGCAATGCTGGTTCCAGCGGTTCGCCAGCGTCGAGGAGTCGAAGGTTCTACTGTCAAGTTCCCTAAAGTGGGTCGTGGTGTTGCCACTGCTCGTGTTCCCCAAACTGATGTCACACCTCTGAACGTAGCATTCAGCACCGTCACTTGTACGTTGGCTGATTTCAATGCTGCTGAGTACAGCGACATCTTCTCTCAAGCTAAAGTCAACTTTGACGAGCGCCAAGAATTGGTGCAAGTTGTTGCTGGCGCTATGGGTCGCCGTCAAGACCAGATGATTCTGGACGCATTGGGCGCTTCCAGCACCAGCTTGACTGTTGCTAACAGCATTGGTGGCTCAACCACCAACATGAACGTAGCCAAGCTGCGTGAAGCCAAGCGTCTGTTGGACAAAGGTAATGTGCCACCTGATGGTCGCAATATCATCATCCACGCAAATGGCTTGTCCAACTTGCTGTCTGAAACCAGCGTTACCAGCTCCGACTTCAACAGTGTGAAAGCATTGGTGCAAGGCGACATCAACACATTCTTGGGATTCACATTCCATGTGTTGGGTGACCGCTCTGAAGGTGGCTTGGCAATTGACGGTTCTTTGGATCGTACTTGCTTTGCATTCCACAAGGATGCAGTTGGCTACGCCGAAGGTCTTGCCATGCGTACTGAGATCAACTACATCGCTGAGAAGACTTCTTGGTTGGTGAATGAGGTTTTCAGTGCTGGCGCTATCGCCATTGACGATGAAGGTATCGTCAAGATCACCTGCCGTGAAACTTAATCTAGGAGAACAACATGGCATTTTCAGCTACAGGCTTTAACACAATCGGCGGTCAATCCAAGGCTGGCAACGCTCCTGCAATCTATACCTACTCTAGTGCTGACGCTCAAAGCGTTATCCGTGCTTCTGGGTATTTCAATGCAGTGGCTTCCATCCTCAAGGTTGGCGACTTGATCTTCTGCTACTCGGCAACTGGTGGCACTCCTGTAATGTCTACCGCTTATGTGAATTCAAACACAGGTACTGTGGTTGACATCACTGACGGTGTGACCGTTACTGCAACTGATACTGATTAATCAGTAGTCAACTGAGTAGGCCATCTTCTGGGGATTCTCGGAGGATGGCCTTTTTTACATTGAGAGGTTCAAATGGCAGCAGGCGACACAGGAATTTCAATTTGCTCAGATGCATTGATCATGCTGGGAGCCAAGGCTATTACGTCTTTCAATGATGGTACTGACGAGTCCAGCACTTGTGACCGTCTGTATAGCGACATCCGAGATTCCACGCTGGCTACCTATCCATGGACATTCAGCACCAAAAAGATTCAACTAGCGCAGTTGCTGACAAACCCAACTTCCGTGTGGAAGTACCAGTACCAACTGCCTGGTGACAAGATCTCCAACCCTCGTGCTGTGTACAACTCAGCCACCCCTAGCAGTCCAGTGCAAAAGGACTGGGAGATCCAAGGCGATGTCTTGTTAACCAACTTGACCAGCGTCTACATTGACTATCAGTACAGCGTTGGCGAGTTTGCCATGCCGCAGTACTTTGTCCAATTGCTCAAGTACATGATGTCTTGGCACTTGGCAATGCCCATTACCGAACAAACAGACAAAGCCCAGTACTGGCAACGTGTTGCCGTTGGTGATATTTCAGAGAATGGTCGTGGCGGGTACTTCCGCACAGCCATGCAGATTGACGGACAGAACAACCCAGTGCGGGTGATCGAAGATTATTCTCTTATTGCTGTGAGGAACTGATGGCACGTTTTGTTGACGTAACCACAAACTTCTCCACAGGAGAGCTTGATCCTTTACTCCGTGCAAGGGTTGACCTTGCTACCTATGCCAATGCGCTTGCAAAGGCCACAAACGTCCTTATCCAACCCCAAGGTGGCCTGCGCCGTAGACCAGGCTTAAAACACATCCTAGAGCTTCCAAACAGCAGTACCCCATCTGCTGGCAATGGTGTGCGCTTGGTTCCGTTCCAGTTCTCTGTGGACGACAGCTACATGCTGTGCTTTACCCACCAGCGCATGTACGTCATCAAGGCTGGCGCTGTGATTGCCAACATCAATGGCACTGGCAACAACTACCTGACCACCACCGTCACATCCAGCATGGTTGATGACATGTGCTGGACTCAGTCTGCTGACACACTGATCGTTGTCCACCCAGATTTACAGCCAGTCAAGATTGTCCGTGGCGGCACAGATGCCACATGGACGGCTAGCACCATCACGTTTGACAGCATCCCTAAGTATGCTTTCACGATAACCACCACCAACCCAGCAGCGACACTGACACCCAGCGCCGTGTCTGGCAACATCACTCTGACGGCATCTGCTGGCGTTTTCACCGCAGGCAGTGTCAACCAGTACGTCAATGTGTCGCCACAGGGTCGGGCAAGGATTATTGCCTACACCAGCACAACCGTGGTCAGTGCGGTCACAGAATACCCATTCTTTAGCACTGCGGCTGTTGCTAGCGGTAGCTGGGAATACGAGTCTGGCTATGAAGATGTTTGGTCGGCTGGCAAGGGCTGGCCTCGGACTGTGACTTTCCATGAAGGTCGCCTGTACTTTGGTGGCTCCAAGTCTCGCCCATCTACCGTATGGGGTAGCAAGATTGCGTTGTTCTTTGACTTTGTGCCAACAGAGTCTTTAGACGATGACGCAGTTGAAGCTACGTTGGACACCAATGATTTGAACGTCATTACTGACATCATCAGTTCTCGTGACTTCCAAGTGTTTACCACTGGTGGTGAGTTCTATGTTCCTCAAGCTAACACAGATCCAGTTACCCCACTGACATTCATCTTTAAGAACGTCAGCAGAAATGGCATCAAACCTGGCACTCGTGTGCAATCTGTGGACTCTGGCTCTGTGTATATACAGCGCCAAGGTAAGTCGCTCAATGAGTTTGTGTTCTCTGACACCCAGTTGACGTACATCACCCAGCGCATCTCGCTGTTCTCAGGTCACTTACTGAAGAACCCAGAGCGTATTGCTTTGCGCCGTGCGTCCAGCACTGAGGACGCTGACTTGCTGTTGATGACCAATACACAAGATGGCAGTATGGCGGCATTTAGCGTCATGCGTTCACAACAAGTAACCAGCCCATCTGAGTTCACAACCGATGGCAGATTCTTAGATGTTGGCGTAGATATCACCAACATATACACAGTTACCAAGCGCACATTCAACTCTGTTGACAGGTATTTTGTTGAGTTGTTCACAGATACCCTGTTCACAGATTGTGCGTTCATTGGTGGTGCAGCGGCAAGTGCTAGCAGTTTGCCTCACATTGGCAAGGCGCTGAACGTGATCACTGATGGCGTGGTGCAGTCCAATGAGACTGTCAGCGGTGGTGGCTCCGTGACGTTTGACCGTGCCAGCACCACATCGTATGAGGTTGGATTGCCAATCACCGTGTACGTCAAGACAATGCCTGTTGAGGTCAAGTTGCAAACTGGCTCTCGTTTGTCGTTCAAGAAGCGCATTGTGGAGATCAGCCCAATCGTGAAAGACACACAGCACTTGATTATCAACAACCAGCCAGTGGCTTTTAGGTTGTTTGACAATCCATTGCTTGATGACCCTGAGCCAACCTTTACTGGAGTTAAGCGTGTGAATGGCGTACTTGGCTACAGTAGAGAACAATCCATTGAAGTACAGCAAAATCTGCCCTTGAAAATGACCTTGCTTGGCTTGGACTACAGGGTGGCAGTACATCCAGGGACATAAAAAATGGCAACAAGTTACGAAGCAGCAGCAGGATTTATCAGCGCCTATGGGCAATCAGAAGCCCAGAAAGCTGCCGCCATCAATCAGCAGACTGGCTACATGGTGCAGGCTAGGGACAACCTTGCCATTGCTAGTGTCCGTGCCGACATGGACAACCAGTACGCAGAGATCCAAGCTGGACGCACACTAAAAAAAGCTGAGAACGAAGCGATGAACTACCAGATCGCTGGTAATTCACTGCTCAAGAATCTGCGGTCAGCCAATGCTTCTATGAGAGCAAGAGCGGCGGCAAGCGGTGTTGTTGTTGGAGAAGGTTCCTTTGCGGCTGTTGCTCGTGAGAACGTGGCTGCAACCATGCGTGACGTTGGCATTGCCGACTTGAATGCATTAACAGCCAAGGTGCTTGGCTTTGAAGATGCAAGCGCCATGATTCAGTCAACTCAGTACCAGACATTCTTGAACAACTTTACCGCACAGCGCCAGGCTGGTCAGTACGAGATGGCGGCTTCTGCTGCTCGTCAGCAAGGCAATCTGTTGTCTGGATATACATTGGCAAAAGGCGCAATGGACTTTGCTAAGACCTATACGCCATCAACACCTAAGAAAGTAAAGTGATGGCTACAAGAATTGAATCAGGACAAATTCAACTGCGTAGTGCTGGCGGTGTTCCTATACAACAGACACAGTTACAAGCTGTTGATCAGATTGGATTTAGAGCGCAAGCACAAACGGCTGGAACATTAGGCCAAATTCTTGATCGCATGAGTACAAACTTGTTTGAAGAGGCTGGAAAGAAAGCTCAAAAACAAGCAGTGACAGATTATTTTGAGAACTACCGTGTCACCGATCAACAGATTGAAGATGCCAAAAACGGCGTTCCTATTGACTTTGCAATTGGCAAAGGTTTCAGCATCTACGACATTGCTTTGCAAAAGGCTCGTAGCTATGAGCTATCAGGCCGCTTTGAAGTTGAAGCTAAGAACGAACACAACAAGATCTATGACAAGATCGTAAATAACGAGATTTCTGTCCAAGATGCTGCTACTAAGATGAGTAGCGTAACTGATGGTTTCAGTCGTGTACTTGGCAAAGAAGATGGCGAAGCTGCATTGAAATTTGTAAGTTCAATGGGGATGCATGCTTCTGTGATTATGGAGAAGGGTTTTGAGCTTGAGTCAAAGCGCAAAAAAGAACAAGACCTTGTTACCCTAAGACAAGCTTTGTCAAATGACTTGAAGTTGATTCAGCCATCTTTAGATAACCCAGTTGAGTTTGATCAAAATGGCAATGCAAGATCTGTCAATGTTAAGTTTAGTGCAATACGCTTGAAGCTTGGTCAGCTTGGTACTCTTCTTGGTGGACGAGAAGAAGGCGCTAAATTAGAAAAGCAATGGGATGATGCCGTTGTTGAAGGAAAGATCAGCTCCATATCTAATGAGCTAATGAAAGAAGAGTATCTTGCTGATAGCAGAAATACATTTAACAACTTGTTACTTGGCAATTTGCGTCCAGATGAAAAAGGGATGCCAAACAAAAAAGATGTCATCTTGCAAGAATTGAAGAATACAGATGCTGTTGCTTACCAGAAGGTTTTGAACAACTTTTCCACAATGATTGATCAGCGCACTAAAGGCATTGACAACGCATTGAAAGAAGACAAACGTGCTGGCGATGTTATTCTGAAAGCAATCTACGAAAGCACAGATGCAAACACTCAACAGCAACTGTTTAAAGCTTTAAAGGGTCTTGCTGTTTCTCCAGAAACAATTGTTACAGCTCGTAACTTCATCACAAGCGATGATGCTACTGGGGTGCAGCGTGACGACTTAAATCAGTTTGCTGCTATTTCTCAGCGTATTGCGCTTGGTCTTGCAAGTAGTGATGAAGTGATCAACGCAAAAGGTTTGACAAGAGCAACTAAAAAAACGTTTCTTACGCAACTGACTAATCCATCTGACGACCTTGGGTTTGGTGTACAGCAAATTGGTTTGTCTGTAGGAATTCGTTCTGATAAGTTGCCTCCTGAAATGGAATCTCCAAAAGCTCGTCAAGCTGCTGAAGAAACTCGCAACAGATTGGTTCTTGATCTTTACACATATGCACGAACACCAAATGAAAAAGGTTTCTTGCCATCACCACCAGAAGTTCGTCAAAGAGGCATTGACCTTGCGGCTAGTGCCAAAAAAGTTATGGCTCCATACTTCGGAATAGTAGCTACAGATGAGGCAAAAGTAGCTACGGGACAATTGCGAGAACTTGTTGGTGTTGATTTAAATAATGATGCTGCTGTTGAAGCGGCTTTTACAAAAGCCGTAGCCAGAAAAGCAGATAGTGTGAGCATTCGTGCCGCAAGAGCGGCTGTTGACGCATATAAAGAAAATATGCGAAAACAAAAAGAAAGTGAACAATGATCACAAAACGCCCATCAATTGAAGACATTTACAACCATGATTACTTTATGGCAACGCCTGGTGTGCGCCAAGGGTTGTTAGAACGTGCAACCATGGGCGATCCTGAGTTGACAACTGAGATGACTGATGACGGCGAAGTGGTGTACTACAACGCACCACATGGCGAATCAATCGCAATTGGTAGACCAATTTTGCTGGCTATGGGTGGAAGCGGAGCTGGTCAGGCTCGTACAGATGCGCCTATGTCTGAAGCTTTTATGGGGTTGGCTGATACATTGGCGGCTCCAGTTAAAGGTGCTACTCAAGGGTTTATTGGATTGCCTGGTGATCTGGAAAGTCTGTCTCGCTTGATTGTTAATGCCATGGGTGCAAATGTTCCAGAAGGAACTGTGCTTCCAAAAACTGAAGATGTAAAAACGTGGCTTGACAAAAACGTAGGTAAAGTTGGCGATGGCAAACATCCTATGGAAACCGTTGGTGAGTTTCTGGCTCCTGGTGGCTATGTCAAAGGCGCAAAGACTATAGCAAATGTTAAAAAGCCTATTGCCGCTACAGCCGCTACAGCCGCTACAACAACAACAGGCGAAACAACACAAGATTTGGAGAATAAATAATGGCTATTCAACCGCTTGAGCAACGTCTTGATAGTTTGCTCCCCAAGGGAGAGCCTAAAGATGAGCCAACTGAAGTTGACATGGCTAATCCTATGGAGCAACCACAGTCAGAAGGTGTGCAGGTTGCTGGCTTAGGCTCTGGTTTAGAAGCACTATTTCAGACGGGCAGAGTAATTGGGAAGGCAATTACTACTCCAGCTCAAAAAGTAGATACATCAATGGATGATGCCGCTGCGCTTGCTTCACAAAAAGCTGTGCAAGATGCCGCAATTGCCGCAGAAAAGAAAAGCACACCTGGCGCTGTACAAGCCGTTAAGAAGGCTTTGAAACCAAAGCGCAAAAAAGGTGAGCCTGTTGTTGAGCAACCGATTGCACCTGCTACTTCGAAAGAAATGCAAGAGGCCATTGCAAAAGCAGATGAGGTTGTTGAAGCTGTTACGCCTACATATGAAGAAACAATTGGCATCATTAAGACTGCAACACCAGAGCAAGCTGACAAGTTCTTAAATGGAACTGATGTGCCAGCGATAGGCATTGATTTCAATTTTTCCAAGATTCAAGATCCTACTGACATTGACAGGATGATTGATGCCACCAGCAAGATGGTGTCTGCTGAGACTGATATTGCAAAGCGTGGTGTTATGTCGGACGATGTCTTGCAAGACATGGCAACTAGGTTGAATATTGCCCCTGATTTGTTGCGTCTTAAAACAGGCGAAACAATGAATGCAGAGCAATTGCTTGCTGGTCGTCATTTGCTTGTGAAGTCTGCAAATTATTTAAGCGACCTGACAACAAAGATCAAAGCAATGCCTGTTGGCACTGAAGACGACAAGTTGTTGCTTGAGTTTAGAAATCATTTGGCAACTCATGCCGCTATTCAGATGAAGCTGAAAGCCGCTCAAACAGAGACAGCTCGTGCATTGCGCTCATTTAGATTGCCTGTTGATGGTAGTGCTGGCTTGACTGATGTGAATCAGATTAACGCACTGCTAAATGAAATGGGTGGTCGTGCCAACATGAAGAATTTGGCAATCGCATATGGCGACATGACGCTTGACCAAAAATCACGTTTTGTTGAATTGGCTGGAACTACTTCTCAACAGATCGGAAAGATCTGGAAGGAGTTGTACTATTCTTCCATCATGTCTTCGCCAGCAACGACTGAACGTGCATTGTTTGGTAACCTTATATTGACAGCCACTCGTTCAATTGATACTACATTTGCGTCAACTGTTGGTCGTGTTATAGATAAGGGCATTGTTACTCCACTTTTTGGAAGCAAAAGCTCAGATCAGATATATGGCTCAGAAGCAGTCATAGAAATGATTACGTTCTTCCACAGCATTCCAACTGGATTGAAAGCTGGATTTCAGTCTTTTGTCACAGATGCTCCTATTTATAAGGTTGGTCGTGATGTAGATAAAACACCAGACCCAGCTATTTCTGCAAAGTTATTTGCTGATCCAGAAAGCCCAATGGCTACTTCAGTTGACTTTTTGGGTAAGGCTATTCGTCTTCCAGCTAGATCTATGCAAGCAGTTGATGAGTTTTCAAAAGCAATGATTGCTTCAATGGAAACTAGAAGGCTTGCTGCTCGTGATGCACTTATGGCTATTCAGAATGGCGTAGATGCAGAAAAAGTTTTGGATGGAATGGCAATGCAGATTGCATCTCCAGATGCAAGGATCATTGATCGTGTTGACCAGGCTGTTTTAGAAGGCACTTTGCAATCTGACCTTGGTAGCTTTGGTAATGCATTGAGTAAGCTAAGAAATGATATGGGGCCAGTGGGTACTGTGCTTGCGCCATTCATTAAAAGCGTTATCAATATGCAAAAACAAATGATTGCACGAACACCTGTCATGCAACTTGCACTAAAAGAAATTCGTGAAGACTATGCTGCTGGCGGCGCTCGTCGCCAAATGGCTATTGGCAAGGCAACCACTGGTGCGGCATTTATGGGCTATGCATATACATTGGCTTTGAATGGAACCATAACTGGCGCTGGCCCAACTGATCCTGAGCGTAGAAAGTTTTTGCGTGAAACTACTGGATGGCAACCGTTCTCAATAAAAACTGGTGTTGATGAAAACGGAAAAGCAATTTACAGAAGTTATGCTGGTCTTGAGCCTATTGGTGGATTCCTTGGTATGGCAGCAACAGTGGCAGAAGTAGGTTCTGTTTATGGCGCAGATGATGATGATGACTATCAAGATTTGCTAATGTATTCAGCATTGATGCCATTTAAATATATTGGCGAGTTGCCTTTTATGAAGGGTATGAATGACTTTACTTCTATGGTTGAAGAAGTTAACAGGAACCCAACAGGCGATCAAGCAAATCAAGCGGCAATCAGATTCTTTGGTGGCATAGCTCCAAGCATGGTTGGTGGTGTAACGCCAATCCCAATGCCATTGGGTGCATTGCTGCGTCAGATTGAAAACACTATTGACCCAACAAAACGTGAAGTTACTCCTGACCAAAGCTTGTCTTCAGAAGAGCGTTATTTTGATTTCATGTTTAGAAGCTGGTTGGCAAAGACTCCAATTGGATCTGAAAAGATCAAGCCATCACGCAATTTGTGGGGTGAGGAAGTTAAGACTGGCGAAAACAGTGCGTTGTATTGGGTCATGCCATTCAACCGAAGTGTTGGCGAGTTAGATGAAGTTGAAAGAACGCTTTTAGATATTGCAAAAGCTCGTCAAGGTATGCCATTGAAAAAGCCAGAAAGAACAATCGCCAACATTCGCTTAAATGACAACGAATACTCTGACTTGTTGTTGATGATGAACAATGTTGTTGTCGAAGGACAGAACTTCAAAGGCGCAATTGGCAAGGCTTTGAACGATCCAATTCACAGAAAAGAAATGGCAAATGGAGCATACGAAGGTATTACATCCAAGTTGTCAAATATTCAAAGTGAATTTAAAGAAGCCGCTGTAAATAATCCTGGCTTTGCTGCCGAGTATCCAGACCTTTCAGCTCAAATCCAAAAGAACAAAGATTTGGCAATCCGCAAATACAAGCTACCAAAACGTGAGCTTTCTTTGGATTTGGAAGATTGACGAATAGTACATAAAATAACGCAAAGGAATAAATCATGGCGATCCCAATTTCCAACGTAACACGCCGAGTGGTATATACAGCCAGTGGTACTGGGCCGTACGCCTTTACCTTTGAGATTCTGGCAAACACCGACATTGCCGTCTATCGTGACGACACATTGTTGACGTTGACCACAAACTACACAGTCACTATCAACAGCAATGGCACAGGTTCTATCACTCTGACAGCCGCACCCACTGGTGCTACTCAGATTGCCATTGTTGGTAACCGCACCATTCAGCGTACTACTGACTTTGTGACTGGTGGTGACTTCTTTGCCAACACTGTCAACGATGAGATGGATCAGCAGACCATCTTTGCCCAGCAGAATGCTGAAGGTTTGAACAGGGCATTGCAAGCACCACAAACAGACCCAACCACCATCAACATGATATTGCCACGCAAGGCAGATCGTGCAAACAAGACATTGGCTTTTGATGCTGACGGCAATCCAGCAATTGGTATCAGTGCGGCAGATGTAGCCAATGCTGTAACCTATGCAACCAACGCTGCCAACAGCGCAACTGCTGCGGCATCCAGCGCAAGCTCGGCATCCAGCTCTGCATCTGCAGCAAGTTCGTCTGCCAGCACAGCAAGCACTCAGGCCAGCAACGCATCGACCTCTGCGACAAACGCATCCAACAGTGCCAGCGGTGCATCTACATCAGCCACCAATGCTGCGGCATCTGCAAGCACTGCGACAACCCAAGCCAGCAATGCCAGCACATCGGCTACCAATGCATCCAACTCTGCGTCTGCTGCCAGCACATCTGCCAGCAATGCGGCTACCAGCGAGACAAACGCTGCGGCATCAGCAAGCACAGCCAGCACACAGGCGACCAATGCGTCAAACAGCGCAACTGCCGCCAGTGGCAGTGCAACATCTGCGGCAAGTTCTGCGGCGGCTGCGGCCTCTGCGCTTGACAGCTTTGATGACCGCTACCTTGGCACAAAGACAAGCGACCCCACGTTAGACAATGATGGCAATGCGCTGGTTGCTGGCGCTTTGTACTTCAGCACAACCCAGAACGTGATGAAGGTCTATGACGGCGCAAGCTGGATCACAGCCACATCTGCTGGTGCTACATCGTTGCTGCGCTTCCGCTATGTAGCCACAAGCGGTCAGACTACATTCAGTGGAGCAGATGCTGCCGCCGCCACACTGACCTACACGGTCAACAACATTGCTGTGCATCGCAATGGCGTGACGCTGGACACATCTGAGTACACCGCCAGCAACGGCACAAGCATTGTGCTGACTGTTGCTGCTGGTACTGGCGACATTATTGACATCATTGCATTCAAGAGCTTCACAGTTGCTGATGCGCTGAGTGCTGTGAGCGGTGGCACTGTGAATGGCGCTGTCACCATCACTGGTGCGCTGACTGCCAACGGAAATGTCATCCTTGGTGACGCATCCACTGACACACTGAATGTCGGTAATGGAGGCTTGGTCAAGGATGCAAGCGGCAATGTGGGGATTGGTACTGCTTCGCCAGCTTTTAAGTTGGATGTGTCGGGTGGTAACGCTCGCATGACTAGCGGAGCAAGCACAGCAGACTTATTGATGGTTGATACAGGAACAACAAGCGGAAATGTTCGTTTGCGCTCTGAATCAAACGCAATGAAGTTCATCACAGGTGGAGGCGTTTCTGCAACCATCAACTCCTCTGGTAATGTGGGGATTGGTACTACTTCGCCTTCATCACGATTACACGTTAATGGAAACGGTCCTCAATTGCGACTTTCAGGCAGTGGCTATGTTACTGACCCAACAGAGTTTGTATTGGGGCAATACGATTCGCTTACAGGGTATGTTCAAGTACCCGGTTCTGGGAAGTTTGACGTATGGAATAACTCAACTGGTGTTATAGCAAGATTTAATAATAATGGTAGCGTTAGCATATCTGGAGCATTATCAAAAGGCTCTGGCTCTTTCAGGATTTCGCATCCACTTCCAGAATTAGCGGAAACACATGATTTAGTGCATTCATTTATTGAAGGGCCACAAGCAGACAATATTTATCGTGGCAAGGTCACTTTAGATGGTGGTACGGCATCCGTGAACATCGACACGGTTAGTGGTATGACTGAAGGAACGTTTGTTTTATTAAACCGTGAAGTGCAATGTTTTACAAGTAATGAAACAGGTTGGGTTCATGTGCGTGGTAGTGTGACAGGTAATGTACTTACGATTGAAGCGCAAGACAATACTTGCACCGACACAATTTCTTGGATGGTGATTGGTGAACGCAAAGATAAGCATATGTACGACACCGATTGGACTGATGAAAACGGAAAAGTAATTGTCGAGCCAATAAAGATAATTGAACTTTCTCCAGCAGAAAAAGCGGAGCAACAATGAACACCATCACCCAATTACAGGCAGACGTAGCCGCTTTGAAAGGAAACGCATAATGGGAAAAGCAGCATCACTTGCAAACATAGGCAGCATTGCTGATAGCTCGCTGGGCTTTCGCAACCGCATCATCAACGGCGCAATGGTTATTGACCAGAGGAATGCGGGGGCGAGTGTTACGCCTACAACTTCAGCAGTTGGCTATGCCGTTGATAGGACTCCATGCTCAGTTTCGCAAAACAGCAAACTGACCGTTCAACAAAACGCAGGTTCAGTCACACCGCCAACAGGATTTGTTAATTATCTTGGGGTCACATCATCATCTGCGTACTCTATCTTGACATCTGATTTTTTTAACTTGGCTCAAAATATTGAAGGTTTTAACGTAGCGGATTTAGCATGGGGTACAGCATCCGCTGCAACTGTTACGTTGTCGTTTTGGGTTCGCTCTAGTTTGACGGGAACTTTTGGTGGTTCTTTGAGAAACTCTGCTGGGAATCGTTCTTATCCTTTTAGTTACACAATTTCAACTGCAAATACTTGGGAGCAGAAATCAATAACTATTGCTGGTGATACATCTGGTACTTGGCTAACTACCAATGGCACTGGCATCACTGTTTCAATTGGTTTGGGTGTTGGCTCCACATATTCTGGAACTGCTGGTGCATGGGCTGGAGCTAACTATGCTTCAGCCACAGGCGCAACCAGCGTAGTCGGCACAAACGGAGCCACTTTCTACATCACAGGTGTCCAGCTTGAGAAAGGCTCAACAGCAACGAGCTTTGACTACAGGCCGTATGGCACTGAGCTTCAGCTTTGCCAGCGGTATTATCAGGGTTTGAGTAGTTCAACCGTATTTAGTGTGCTTGGTGTATCTTATTCTTCTTCAAATATTTATTCTATTTTTCTACAAGTTCCATTGAGAGTAAATCCATCTTTTTCTGGAGATCTTACTATTCAACAGTATTATTTTAATTCTGCTGGCGGGACACTATTAAATCAAGCCGTTGCCAATGCATCATTGACCTTTGAAGGTAGAGTAAACCAGTTTCGTATGATTACACCGGGAGCTGGAGCAAATGGGCTTGCAACATGGTTTGATGCAAACAGCGGTTCATTAAAAATTAGTGCGGAGCTATAAATGACAACATACAAATTGACGCTAGATCCAATTACAAAACAAGACGGAAACATGGTGTTTTGCTCTGATGGTATTTGGATTCCACAAGACCCCGACAACACCGACTACCAAGCCTTTTTAAAGTACCAAGCTGAAGGCGGCAAGGTCTATGGCGCAGATGAGGAAGTCCCTAATGGGCAAGCCACTGAATAACCTACAAGGCTTTCGCTTTGGTAGCCTGACTGTTTTGCAGTTGGGGGAGAAGCAACGCCAGCACAACGGTGCTTGGTGGCTATGCTTGTGCGACTGCGGCACTCAAAAGAACATTCCTGCTACTGACATGGTTCAAGGAAAGATTAGTTCGTGTGGATGTGAACACGCCAAACGCATTGGCAAGGCAAGTGAAACGCATGGCATGAGCAAAGGAAGAACGTACCGTATTTGGATGGCTATGCGGAATCGTTGCAACCGCATCAACCAAGACTATTCATGCCGTGGCATTACATACGATGAGCGTTGGGATTCTTTTGAAAACTTCTTGTCTGACATGGGTGAAGTGCCAGAGGGCATGAGCCTTGACCGCATTGATGTGAATGGCAACTACTGCAAAGCAAATTGTCGGTGGGCTACCCGTGAGCAACAGGCAAACAATACAAGAGCAAATGTATTTATTGAGTGGGATGGCAAGCGTCAAACCAGAACACAATGGGAAAGAGAGTTTGGAATGAAACCTACAACATTAAGGTCACGGCTTTGTGCTGGTTGGCCTATGGAGAAAGCAATGCAACCACTTGCTTGGCTGGCTGAAGGCAACACACCAGAGCCAGCAGATGAGGTGACAGGGTGACCCCGCTTGAGGCCAGACTCGACACGCACGAAGCCGTGTGTGAGCTGCGTTACGACAGCATCAACGCTCGACTCAAGCGCATTGAGCAGATCCTGATCGGCTCATGTGCAGCCATCATTGGCATGTTGTTGACTCTGGTGCTGAAGCTGTGATGTGGATCCAATCAGCATCTGCCTACTTGCGGCTGGCTTGGTCAAACAGATCCAAGCTGGGTGCGAGCTTTACAAGCAGGCTAAAGAATCTTTCGTTGAGATCAAGCAGACCGCTGATGAAGTCATTGCAATTGGCAAAGAGGTTCATGGATTCTGGGGCCAGCTCCTTGCGTTCTTTGGTAGCAAGCCTAAAGCTCAAGCTGCAAAGCCTGCTGTCAAGTCTAAGAAGTCTGCCTATGTCGCTGTTGACGAGACTCAAGTCAAAGTTGACATCGTCAAAAACCTGACCGAGTTCTTCAGACTGCAAGAGCAGTTGGCTGCACACATCAGGGAGGAAGAAGAGAAGAGCCTGACAGTCTATGACCCAGATCAGAACTTGATGGAAGCTGCGCTCAAGAGAGTGATGGCACAGCAAGAAATGGACAGGCTGGTGGTGACGATCAGAGAGACCATGGTGTACCAGTCACCGCCAGAGATGGGCGCTCTGTACAGCGAGGTCTTCAAGATGAAGGATGTCATCTCAGAGGAACAGGAAAAAGCAAGGCTGAAACAGGAGGCACAAAAGCGGGAAGCAGCATGGCAACTCAGGCAAGAGGAAAGAAACCTGCAAGCAAAGCTGGCGGCAGTAGTAGCGACTACTTCATTCCTCCTTTACCTGTGGCTGTGGTTCAACCTCGTCAGTCGTTGGGGGAAGAGTTGATGGGCTGGATCGCTGCATGTGTGTTGGTGGCTCTGCTTCTCCCGCTGGGTGCAATGCTTTACCTCGACATCTTGGAGGCCAAGCATGAGGTCAAACAAGAGGTAGAGAAGGTTCAAAAAATGAGGCGTGAAATTGAACAGGAGAAACGTAAAAATGACAAGACATGACATATCAGTTCTGGCGACTTGGGTGTTTGCTTGCATGGTCTGCATCATGCTGACTGCTTGTGAAGATCGCTTTCGTTACCCTTGCCAAGACCCTGCCAACTGGGAGCTAACTGAATGCAAGCCTCCTGTTTGCACCGCCACAGGCACATGCCCTGACCAACTTACCAAACCAGAGAAGGAGTCCAAGTGATGGCAACCGTCGGATACAAACCAAACAATCGCCTGTCCCCAGAAGAGATCGAGGCACGAGTGTGGGCATGGGTGATCTTTGTGATCTCCATCATCTTGCTGGGTTCATGCTTCAGCTTTATCTACTCAGTGACGTTTGTGACTCAGCCTATGGTTGGCATGGCTCCGATAGATAAAGTCTATACAAAGATGATCAACGATATCATGTTGCTGTGTACTGGTGTGTTGGGTGGCGTAGCTGGACGCAAGGCGGTGTCTGCTGCTGTGGCTACTGCTACTGCCAAAGCGGAGGCTACTGACAATGATCCCGAACCTAAACTGGAAGCCAAAGAATGAGTCTGTTCAACCCATGGGTACTGCTAGGTATCGTCCTAGCTGTTCTTGGTGCAGGTACAGGCGGTTATCTGAAGGGCGGTGCAGATGAGTTTGACCGCCAGCAACTGGAGATTGCTAGGTTAAACGAAGAGGCACGAGTCAAAGAACAGGCGCTTGTCACTGCTGTGCAGGCGCAAGCAAATCAATTGGTGAAAGCTGAAAAACATGCAAAAACTATTTCTCAAAAGCGCAATGCTGACATTGACTCTGGTACTTTGCGGTTGCGGATCCCTGTCAAAGCCACCTGCCCAACCATACAAGCCACCACAGATGCCGCCCCTGCCACCAGAGATAGCGTTCAAGCAGACACCGAACTTGACCGAGAGACTGCTAAAGCTCTTGTCGCCATCACAGATGACGGAGACAAAGCCATCAGGCAATTGAATTCTTGCATAGATGCTTATAATTCTGTATATCAAACACTTATGCAAAAGCCGTGAGTATGGCTGTTGGATGTAATTGTTTTTTTGCATTTAAATAAGCATCATATGCTTCTTCTTTTGTTGCAAAAAACCCAAGTTCTATATTTTTTTTGTTTGCCATAATTCTTGCTCTCCACCTTCCGTGTGATAGAGAAACTCCAATTAGACCACTTGTTTTGTTGTCAGATTGCGCTTTTCTTTGGTTGTGAGAATTTTCTTGTCTAGAAACATCTCTTAGATTATCAATTCTATTGTCATCACGAATGCCGTTTTTGTGATCTATAAATTGTTTAGGCCATTCTTTATATGTATAGAACCAAGCCAATCTACCTGCTTTATACAATTTTTTTTTAATTTGTATTTCGATATACCCATCTTTTCTTTTTGTTCCAGCAATAGAATTTGCTTTTACAGCCCAGCTTGGTTTACTTTTCCAAGTAAAGATTCCAGTTTCAGGGTTATATGCTAAAACTTCATGTAGGTAGGTAGAATCTAGTTCGTTCATGCTGTTGTCCTTTCTTGACAATGGTTTGGAAAGTGGAGGCAGGGACTGCAATCCCTGTTCTCCGCGCAATTATAGCAACACTGTTTACCAAACCATGAAAGGAATCAAATGAACGCTGAACAATTAGCCCAAGCCTTGAAGATGACCCCTGCCAAGGCAGAAGAGTGGATTGATGCTATCAATGAAACCTTTGACCGCTTTGACATCAACACCCCTGAAAGACAGGCTTGCTTCTTAGGCCAGTGCGCCCATGAGTCTGCTGGCTTTACAGCACTCAAAGAAAATCTGAACTACAGCGCAGAAGGCTTGACTAAGGTTTGGCCCAAGCGGTTCCCATCGTTGGACGTTGCCCAGCCATACCACCGCAACCCAGAGAAGATCGCCAACAAGGTCTATGCTGATCGCATGGGCAATGGTGACGAGGAATCTGGTGAGGGCTTCAAGTACCGTGGTCGTGGCTTGATCCAGTTGACTGGCAAAGACAACTACACAGCATGTGGTGAAGCATTGGGTGTTGACCTGGTGGAAGATCCAGATCAGGTATCCAGTCCTATGTACGCTGCCCTGTCAGCAGGTTGGTTCTGGAACAAGAACAAGTTGAATCAGTTTGCTGATGCCAACGACATGACCACCTTGACCAAACGAATCAATGGTGGAACCCATGGCATGGATGACCGCATTGCACGGACACAACATGCCTT